TTGGGGCTTTCGGCAACGGAGATTCATCAGCTTAAAAATAGCGAATTACAGTGGGATGAACAGGTCGGACGCTTTATTGCATATCAGCAAATTTGGCAACAACAAGGCATTTTACCGATGTTGCATAAATTATTTATGCAAGAGGGAATTATTGAGCGCTTACGAGCTAACCCGCGCGACAGTGATCGCCGCCTAACGGATTTATTGCATTTAACGGAATTACTACAAATGCTATGCCGAGCTTAGAAAATGAATCGGCGTTAGTGCGTTGGTATGAACGTCAACTGGCAAAAACGGATAGCACCGAAGAGCATATTTTACGCTTAGAAGTGAAGAAGAACTGATTAAATCGTGACTATTCACGGTTCAAAAGGTTTGCAATATCCGATCGTTTGGTTGCCGTTTATCGGTAAAAAAATCAGGGTTCTAAAGCAAGCAATTTGGCTATCTACCGTGATGAACAAGGGCAAGCACATTGGTATTTCGGTAAACCGTCAGAGGAAGTACAAGCACTGATGGATCAGGAAGAATTGGCTGAAGATCTGCGTTTGCTTTATGTAGCGGTTACTCGAGCGGAATCACAGCTTAACTTGATTCTGCCACAACGTTTGAAGACGGTTGGAATGCAGTGCATTATTTGCTGAGCAATGGTGAAATCGGTTTAGATAAAAGCTATAAAGCGGAAATAAGTACATCGGAATATTGCAACAAAAGGGATTGACTGCCAAGCGGTTGAATTAGACGAAAAATTGCAAATGATGAATGGCGACCGACTCCACTTGCTATGGAGAGTTTATCCGCTTGTCATTTTACCGGACAGATTCAGCAGACGGGGTTAGTGACCAGTTTTAGCGCATTGCACCAACAACATGAATGGGCAATGCAACATCATACGGAATATAGTATGCCGAAAGCATTTGAGAATGCCGGACAAGATTATGACCAGCAACAGGTGCTTGCTCCCGAAACGGACAATCTTTTTGCCTTGGAAATGAAGAAACAATTACCTATTCGTCTTATCAATTTCCTCACAGCACAAAGGTTGGGAATATTTTACATAGCTTCTTTGAACACAATGATTTCCAACAAGCGGTCGATTTGAGCAAATTCTTACCATTTGCGAGCAGTTGGGTTTAGATGAAAATTGGCACGAACCATTGCAACAATGGTTTGAAAGGGTGCTTGCGACGCCGTTTAGTGAGGCGGAATTTGCGCTAAAAGACGTTCCGATGACAAAACGTTTGAACGAATGGCAGTTTTATTTACGTTTAAAAAATTCGGACGGATTACGCCAGCTAAATCAATTGTTAAAGCAATACAGTGCGGTTTCGGCAAAATTACCTGAATTGAATTTGCCACAATTGGAAGGCTATATCCGTGGTTTTGTTGATTGTATTGTACAAATGCACGGTAAATTTTATCTGATCGATTATAAGTCCAATTTCTTAGGCTATTTAGCGCAAGATTACAGCCGACAAATTTGGAAAAACGATCGGGCAATATCGCTATGATTTGCAATATCTGCTTTATACGTTGGCGCTGCATCGCTATTTACGAGTACGTTTGGGTGAACAGTATGAGTATGAGCGTGATTTTGGCGGCGTGGCATATTTATTCTTACGAGGAATGAACGGCACACCGAATAGCGGTGTATTTTTGAAAAACCTTGCAAGCAATTAATTGAAGGCATGGATGAAATATTCGGCTAATTAAGCAAATAAAAGGGCTACCGGTTGGTAGCCCTTATTTTGTAAAAAAGGTAAACCGCACCGACATAACCGCACATAAAAAGCGAGATAACTTATGATCTCGCTTTTTCATATATTGAAACCGCATTACAACTTTCTATAATTTGAAAACCATATTGTCTTCATATTTCCCGAGTAACTCGTAGAAGTTTTTACGATAACACGCTCATAATTCTCAAACGCCTGCCAGTTGTCCCATTTGTCATCAATCATTGCATCCACGTAGCGGACGAACTCACTTTTCGTCGAGCTGAAGAAGACGAAAGGCGGTCTAGTCAAATGGATTAAGCGTAAGAAATCCACTAAATCAAAATACGTTGCTTGTTTGTAACTTGCTTGATGAGTGCAGAGATACGGTGGATCTAACACAAACAACGCTTTCGGGTCATTTTGATATTTGGCAGTAAGGTGTGGAAGCTCTCGTTAACCACTTCAATACCATCCAAATAACCGTCCGCACTTGGATAATCCGACTGGCGAATACAATGCCAAAATCTTCTTTAAATAACTCTTCTAACGTCGCCACTTGTTGTCCGCTGAAACATAACCACGAACATAGAATATGTTCATTGATGTAGCCGTCAAAGTTTTCGATTACTTCAATAATTTTGGCTTTTACATTATTTGGTATTCTCTTCGATTTTGGATAATCCGCCAATAATGGGTAAATTGCTTGGCGTAAACGGTTAATATCGTCAATGTGAGCCAACCTTTCGGCATAACCATCGAAGTCATTATAGATTACAGTCGCTTTGGGCTTTAAGCGTTTAGCCACGTGACTGAGTAAACCACTACCACCAAAGGCATCGACAATCGTCCAGCCTTCGCCATCGTTGGGGATACGCTCCAACAAGGTTTCAAAATGTTTTAAAAACATCCGCTTTTGCCCAATAAACGGTAGCGGAGCTTGTTTAAATAGGTTACGCTTTGCTTGCTTGCTTGCTTGCTTGCTTGCTTGCTTGCTTGCTTGCTTGCTTGCTTGCTTGCTTGCTTGCTTGCTTGCTTGCTTGCTTGCTATTATCAGTATGTGCCTTTGCAACTACAGCTGCAATAGCTGCTTCTTTAATTTTTATTCATATCAGTCCTTATTTTTAAACATCGCTGCCAATTCATTCGGGCTAAAACGCCAGCCTTGCTCAGTACCAAAAATGGCATTAAACACCATTCTGAGCAGAAGTATTTACTGCGCTTTTCTTTAATCCCAAGCACTACGCCCAACGCGCCCCACCAGTCATAAGCCTGTCCTTTGGTTTGCTGAAATAGGCTTTAATCTGACTTTCGGTTACGTTTGGTAATAGCACTAAATCCCACTTGCCATCACGTACGTTGATTTGCTTGCAACGCACGCCACCATCTTGTACGGAAGATGAATAGCAGTCATAAACAGTCTCTTGCTCGTAGTGGCTACCGCTTATAAATTCTTTGCGCTCGATAACTAATTCGCAGTGGCTATATTGTCCTTTTGTAAAAAGCGTGTAACTGTATCTGCAAAGGCTTTCCACGGCTCTTTTCGCCAAGAACGTTTGTTTTTATATAATGCTAAATACACTTGATTAACCATTTGATATGCCTCCGCTAGTTTTCCATTTGTTGGATAATATCGTCGTAAATAGCTTGCATTTCATCTTCGGTCAAACCGTCTTTCTTCAGTTCATACTTACGCATACGTTGATTAGCTAGCTCAACAAGTAACTTACGCAGACCTTCTGCTTGCACTAAAATCAAGTCGGCTGCTGTTTGTTATCAATACCTGCTTTTGTGGCAAAATCCGCAATAAATCGGCTTGGTTCGCTTTGATAATGTGCTTCTTTAAAGGCTTTAGCTGCGTTTTCGCGTGAGGTATATTCTTGTTCGAAGCGTGTCCACACGCTGTAAATGTTTGCAGCTTTGTTATCAATGCCATCAATAAATTGCTGTAGCTTTTGTGCTTTTACTTGAGCTTGTTTTCTTCGCTAATTACCCAGCCATCACCATCCCACTCACAATTTTCAGAAGTAGGCTTAAGTGCGGTCAGATTTTCGGGGATTTTCCCCAATTCTGAAATAGCCACTTCCGCTTTGGTGGTTTTGTCGTAATACACTTCGCCACGATGGTCTTCAATATATTGCCACTGGTTTACGACACGCTGCACCGCAAAGCCTTGTTTGGCTGGTTTAGGTGCATCTAACACAGCATTAGCAGGCAAACCGCCACCTTCGCTGACAAATTGCTCTTCGCTGTGAGTATAAACACCTTGCTCATCAACTACGTAGACGGTGATAAAACCGCTTTCAATGGCAAAACCTTCTGTATCAAATTTTACTGACATTTTTACTCCCTATTTTGCTAAACAGATGTATTGGAATGCGATATTGCGTGGGCGAGTTTCAGCTCCACCAGTATCTGAAGTCGGTATAGCTGGAGAATAATCATAACTATTAGGATATTCGCCTTTGGAATTTGGTAAATCGGTTGCTACCTCTTTACGATCGGCTTGAACAGTCGTCCATTTACTACCTACATTAGGAGATATATGGTGATGAGATTTAAAATCATCAGATTGCGAGGTTAAAATTCCACGCCCCGAATCCACACCACGCCCATTATCCCAACCACGAATAAACTCGCCACGTAAGTCAGGCAAGCGACCGCTTGGGTATTTTTCGCAAGCTCTGGGTAGGTAGACTGATTAAACGCCTGTCCGTTAAAGGCAAGACAACCACTAGGTACAGCGGTAAGTGGATAAGGAAACGGAATGCCAACCAACAGATTTTCAAGGAAATGAAATCGGTGTTATTTACCTTCTTGCCAATCTCTGCCAGCAATGTGGCTTTGAGATTACCATCTCCCCCAACGCAGTAGCAATCTCTGCCAATGTATCTAGTGTGGCAGGTGCTGACCCCACTAATGCCGCAATGGCATTAGCCACAATTGTGTGGTTGCGAGTTGTTGGTTTTTCGTGCCTGCGCTTGCCGTTGGAGCAGTTGGTATGCCTGTAAATTTAGGACTTAAACTTGGCGCACGTTTTTCTACTTCCTGTTTCAGATATTCGGTGCGTTTGCCAAGCTGAATTGCTTGACGGTTATCAATGCCGTCAGGTCCGCCCATGACTGGGTCAGATGTTCCAGTTGATAGACTTCTTCTGTCCATTCTGGCGTTAAAATTAAACCTGCCATTATGCTGTTCCTCTGTTATATAATCCGTTTCGGGTGGCTTTGCCGTTGTGGCGTAATGCCACAGTGCGGTAATCAAGACTGGCTAATACGCAACGCGCTGGGGCAAATACACGCAAGGTTTTGCGTAGTAAATCCGCTTGGTCGTTGGTAATCATCGTTTGTAAAATGATGCGGTAGTGCGCCCATTTACTACGGTCGCCGTAAAAATACGTGCCGTCACGTTTGATTGTGCCGTCGTGGCGTTTATCGAATAACCCTTCAATAATTTCCACTTCACCAAATCCAAACTGACGAATAATTTCACGTATTGCCCACGGTGTGCCTTTATAGCGGTGGAGTTCTACCGCACGCTTAATTAGCTTACGTTTAGCCTCTTCGCTTTCCGTCAATAACCAACCGTCGTAACCTGTCACACTCCACTTTTCTGCCAACAGCGCTAAAAATTCCGTTGGCACAAGGTCGGTAAAACTGGTCATGATTTGCGATTTATCAAGCGAATTTAATCGCGTGCCAAGATCAGCAAGTGCGGTAAATTTTTATCCTTTTCGATCATCGCAGGATATTGCAACTTAGCCATATTCACGCTCGCCTTTAATATTTATTGTGATGCTTTCACATTCTGCCCATTGCTCAGCGGTTAGTTTGGTTAAGGCAGGGCTTGTCAGTTCCACGTTGTACACCCCAGCTACTTTTAACGCGGTTTTAATATCCAGTGGCACAATGTCTTGCCCGAGTTTTTGTTTTCGTGCTGAAATATAACTGCGCAAAGCCGTTTCCGCTTTTTTCGCACATCATTTTCTACGCTATTTTCAAGCAACGTCAGTTCTGCTACCACGTGATACGCTACACGGTCAGGGCTGGTCACAATGACGGTATCGCATAACGGTCGGCGTTTCTCACCGCTGATAGTGTTTGCCACTTTGCTCAGTAGGATATTGCTCGGCAAACCTTGTTTAGTTAGCACTGTGACCTTCACTGTGCCACCTACAGGCGTGGAAATTGCTACATCCGAAATATATTGCGACACACTGCGAGTATGATATTCATAAGCTGCCACTGACCCACAAGTGGTAAAGGCTTCAGGAGCGAGTAAAATACGTTTGCGGTAATCGTCATCGCTTTCAGTATCAATACCGTTATCGGACACATCAATGTTGCTGACGGTAACCTTGGCATCGAGTGTGCTTTTTAGCGTTTTTACCTGCCCAACTTGCCAACCATTACCAACCGTGCCAGTGGTTTGACAAATGCCGACCACATCAACATAAGATTCGGTTGAACCAATTCGTACTTCCGTATCGGTGGCAAAGACTATATTATCTGTTGCTGCAACCAGCGTACCTTCGGGAATCACTACCGCATCATGGTCGCCTTCCACCGAAAAACGCAAAGTAACTTCGGCAGATTGGTTCGATAAGCGATAACAGCCCATCGGCTCACCACATAAATCCAACGCCAAGCCTGTGGCAAATTGCGGAAACTGTTGCAAGAAAGCGTAATTAATCCCAGCTCGCACCAACTGTTCACGGTAAGCATAAGATTGAATAATCGACTGTTCGATATGCGCAGGTTGTAAGCGTTTGCCAGTGCGTTTTTCATAGTCCGCAATGGTTTCACTTAAAATCTGCTTCACATCATCATTAATAATTTAATTTCATCGGTCATCATTATTCCTACACCGTTGTTCGGTAAAATTCAGGATAGATCGCATCAGTTAAAGACCACACCACAGTAAAGGTAAAGTGCGGTGCGCTACCGTCTATTAACACTTCATCAATCACAATGCGCGTTTCCCACTTTTGTAAGGCTTGGGTGATTTCTCGCACAAAATTTGGTACTGCCACATCTTCAGGATAATCCATAAATTTGAAGTGCTCGCTGCCAAATCAGGACGCAAAATATCCGTGCCTTTCTGGGTGGCAAGAATGTTGGCAATGCAGAGATGAATATCATCAATACCCGATACAATAGCCTTGCTATCGTTTTCGGGGGCGAGTTGCCAGTAGGTTGATTGAATCGTGTTTTGCGTGTTCATAGCCCTGAGTGTACAGGGCTTACAAAGAAAGGGATTTTAAACAGATTTAAAGAATGGGGGAGTGTTAGGAAGGTCTCGGGCTAGATCCATGAACGTGCGTACCAAGTACCACAGAGCCTTGTTTACAGTTGGAGCTGAGATTTCTTTATCAGATGTAATTTTACCTGTCGCATGTAATGAGCCATTGACTATAGTATCAGCGTTAATCGTTGCACCACCTTGTGCTGTAGCGGTTAAATGTCCCTTTGTGCTTACAATCACATCACCCGTTTTGCGGTCATGCGAAATCACTGTGCCGTTTTTAAACTTCTTCATCCACATTTCACCATCTTGTGTAGGCGTAAGGTCTTGTTCGTTATAGATTGCTCCAATCACACAGCCCCTTCGCCACGTGCGTCCAGTAACAACGCGACCAATTCGCCCACATCGGGCAAGCAGTAAAACTGGTTACCTCCTGCGTTTGGAGAAAGAAAAGACAACCATGCGGTTTCCAAATCTTCAAGGGCAGGAATTTTACACCGCACTTGTGGGTTTTCGGGTCAACAGCACTGACAATGCCTTCCTGATAAGTTGCACCAAAATTATGTGTCTGCATTGCTATTCTCCATTGCAAGGGTGGCTAAATCATCGGCGATAAATTCCAGCATTCGCACTTCAATTTCCGTGGTGTAGCCTGTGTTTCGTCCAAAACTATGGCGAGAAGATTTAATCAAATACTTGCCGCTAAACACGCCTAAATTGCGTAAATGAATGGTTGCGCCTGCCACCAGTTCAGGATTGCCAACGACGGTGATATTACCTGCACTCTGAAACTGTGCAACTAAAATTTTTGCAAAACCAAAGCAACAGCCAAGAAAAGAAAGCAACAAACCAACCAAGTGCCAAAATTCTACATTAATGGTCATTATGGTTTTCTCCGTCTGGCACGTCCGACAGGGTTTTCTACACCTTGTTTAATGGCTTCTGTTAAAAACTACGGCGTTCAGTCACCACGGGATTTTGTTTAGCAAAACGCCAGCCTTGCCAGCGTTTACGAAGCTTTTTAAGCATTTCATTTGCGTTTACCTAACTTGTTTAGCCATTTAAAAAAGCGTTTAAGCAGTTTCACGAGATTCAGAAACGCTAGTAATCTGTCCATTGCTCACTCCTTTAAATTTAGCTTGCACCGTAGTTACCACGCCTTTCGCTGTGGTTGCCCCGAAGAGATAAATCAGTACGTTATTGAGTAGGCTCTCGGCATAAGATTGACCTGTAACTACTGCATAAATGGTTAAACCAAATACGCACAGCGTGCCGATAAGTTGCACTGTCGATGTGGTGGAAAGTGTGCCGTTGGTAGAAAGCAGTTCTTTTAGCATTGTTACACCTCATTATCTTCAGAAGCGTAGTTTAAATTGCCTGCCACACGGTTCATCCAGCCTGCACCATAACGAGGGAAATTTTGAGTTTAGTGTAGAACTTAATACGTTGAGCGTTGAATTTAAGAATGAAATCAGAAATCGGCATACGATTGACCGCACTTAGCGTAATTTTACCGACTACGCCGTCATCAACGACATCGACCGCTCGTTGCAACATACGAGAAGCATTACCACCACCGTGATTAACGGTAGCGTCAAAAAACTGGAATGCCACCGCTGGACTTAATTTGTCGCAGTTATAGCGTTGCCAAAAGGCTTTTTCATAGATGTGAAAGGCTTGCTCACGGGTCATTGAACGCATTGAGCCTGTGTAGCCATTTTCTTGGGCGGTGCGTTTGGTAATACCCCAGTTGGTTTCCCCACCAGCATCGTGAGGGTCATTAACATAGCCGCCTTCGTGACTAATGACACGGTCAAAAATTTGGCGAAAGGTCAGGTTTTCGGACATAAAAAAACTCCTATTAACTTTTCATAAACTGGTTTAAAGTTAATAGGAGTTTAGTTGTGATAATGCTTTTCGCCTTTTAAAGCGATTTAAGAAAAGACCAATCTGTTTTAGCTATTAGACTGCCAATCAAGAATGAAGCGTACCAAAATGCACAGATAATAATTATCCATAAAAATAGCGTTAACCATTTTTGATGCTTAAGTTGGGATAAAATGGTTTCTTGATTGACTTTCCAAACATTATTTTTAGCTGTGGTGGGAGTTCTTTTTCAAAGACTTTAAATTCTTTTCAATATGATAAAGATTACATTGTTGAGTAAAAAGCACTAAGGCACATAGCAACGTATAAACCATTAAAGAAATCGCACTTCCCCAATGCAAATCTATTTTGCTAAATTAAAGACAGCTGTTGCAACAGGGATCCCCAAGACTTGCGTTACTGATTTTCCTAGTGCATCATTAATTCTGGCTGTAAATTTAGACGTATTTCTTCAATTTTTTGACGAACTTACCAAAAGAAAAATCTGTTAAATACAGATCGTGTTGTGCTATTGCTTCAACTTTAATCTTTACGATATCCGCTAATAAATCACAAATATCGTGTTGCACTCGTCCTTCTTTGTCTATAAGAAAAGCAGTCAATGCTGTTGAAAACGCGCTTTTCTTAGAATGAAAATGCTCACTTTCTGTATTATTCCCAAACCAACGGCATAGCTCATCAATCGCATCACGTTGTTCCTGACTAAACGAGCGCAATAATTGGATAAAATCCTCGATCTTATGTGGAATTAATGACAATTCTGAGGAGTTCTTACTAAAAATACGACTATATTTTGATGAGAATAAAAATATCCTTTAGCTTTAATGCTAAATGCACAGTAGTTAAAATATTATTTCATCAATGTAATTGATTTTATTATTTTGACTTTTTGCCCATTGATGCCACAAAATCTTATCCAATTTAGGCTCAGCCGTAATCCAAGTGCTATTGGTAAAAAAATCATCATAACTGGCATATCCTTCAGCAGTTGAAGGCGAATAGGTAAAATGCCGCTCCCCCTCTTGTAACCCACCTTCAAACACAATTTCATAATCTGCATCTAGTAATGCTTGGCATAATGCAAGATCATCTTGATTTTTATTACACAAATGCCAACGAGTGTCGACGGTTCTCGACACTCTAGTGATGTAACTCGTGTAAAAAAATCAGTTAATAATGTCATTGTTCAGTTTCTTCTGCATTAGGATATTGCTCTTTAAAGCGATCGTAATCATCTTTATCAAGTTCTATTTTAATATATTTTTATTACTTTCGCTAACCAATTTAACTCTTCTGCCTAAATCTTTGCTACGACCACGGATAGATAACTCGCTTGTTTTACTAGAAATTTAAATGTTTTTGAATTATTTACAACTTCTTTATTCGGCGAAAAGCTAGAGTCTAACTGAATTTGTTCTGAGGTGCGATAATCACTAAATGTTGGTTTGTCTTCTAATCCTTTCGCTTTCATTTCAGCTTCAATAATAGGATCTATATCATCTTCAATATGAACCGACTTACCTTGTTTATGGCACTCGTCTAGATAGTCATAGACTTTTTTCTGAATCTCAAAACGGACGTCTTCATTCTCAAAAGTCTGTTCACTAAAGCGTTTAAATGCATTGATAAATTGGGTTGTTGCCACTTTATCATTGATTCTTTCACTTACGGGAATAAAATTTGAATATAGTCTGGCAACTTATTCTTTTACGTTCAATCCATTGAATATAAGGTTCAGCTACGGCTTCTGTTTGATGTTCAAAATGGTATTTCATTGCTTTTAAATCAATACGAATACCGACCTTTAATGCATCTTTATCAATCATTGTGGTATCAACAAACTCGCCTTTATCAATATTAATTGATTGATTTAGACTAACCAAAGACAACAGCAAATACTCTTTATCTTTGTTATCATCACGATAAAAGATCATCGGAATATGCTCACCTGTTGTGGCTGAATTGTTTTGGATAATATTATATAGGCTAGTTACAATATCTTGACTTAATACTAAATAATCTGTTGTTGGTTGTAATGCAAATTGATGGGCAACTAAGTCTTTTGATAACGTATCTTTTGTCGTAAAACCTCCACTTACTGAACGATTACTTCCATATCTATTTAACACATCTTCTGCATATTCTACAAAATGCTTTAGAGGAGCATTGTTAGTATGTAATTGTGGGCGTTTAATTAGCTGTGCATTCTTTTATGTTGCGTCTTTTGAATTTGATGAATGATACCTGCGCGAATAGTGAATGTTGGTGTTACAGGTTGTGTTGCTTGCGTTGTTGCCATTTTGTTTTCCTTACTTATTTTCTTCACATATTTAGCCGACCTAAGCTACTTCACGAGCCGCAAGAGACTGCGTGAACGCCAACGCTTTAGCGGTTTTTTCAATGGCTTCTTTGCCTTGTTCGTTGCTTTCACGGTAGTCGTCAAGTAGAGTTTGTTCTTGTTTGGTTAAATTATTCTGTGGAATAGTTCCAATAAACATATTTCCGATGCCAGCAATCAGCCAATTAGCATTTACTTGATATTTAGATATTAACTTTAATAATAAGTCTTCGGGTATCTTCTGTTTTCTCTCATCACGTCTGTAATTCTAGCTTGGGATATTTCCAAATCTTCCGCAAAATCCTTAACGCTTGTATAGCCGAGAGCTTTAATAAGCTGCTTAAACTTCTCATTGGTGTTCATTTTTTAACCTTTTAAATTGGAATAATCCCAAATATCAAAAATATAGCTTGATAAATTGGATTATTTCAATGGAATTATTCCAATTTGATTAAATCTTTAATCATTATAGCACAACAAGGAGCATCAACAATGCAGAGAAAACAAAAACGCCAAGTGAAATTAAGGCGGAATTTCGAGCGAAAGGGGAAACTTTGCTCATTGGGCAAAAGCTAATGGCTACGACCCAACTCACGTTTCCCGAGTGCTAAACGGCACAATTAAAGCCAGTTACGGCAAATCACATGAAATTGCCTTAAAACTCGGCTTAAAAGCGGCGGCTTAATCCTCGCATTTGCTCTTTAACAATTTGGTAGATCCTAAAAGCGATGTTTTGCAACAAAACAGCGGAATGTAACCGCTTGTAAAACCAATAGGAGAAAGAATATGAAACGAATGTTAGTGAAATTAGCCAAGGCGTTTTAGAACGCAATGGCTACCGCGTAGAAAGCAAGGCGCAGTATCAATTAGTGCCTGATTTATTTTAAGAATGCAACGTAATAACGTGCAACCGCTTGAACCCTTGGATTGGGCAGAAGAACAGGAGCGGGTATGAGTGAGAAAGCCAATACCACGCAGCGGGCGTTGCGGATTCTAAAAGCCTTGAAAGGACGAGTGCTGTCGGGCTTAACTAATAAGGAGCTGTGTGAAGCGATTGGGGAAAGCCCTGTGAATGTGAGCCGTGCGTTAGCCTTGTTAGAAAGCGAAGGCTTTGTGCATAAGTTAGAAACGGGAGCTTACGCATTAAGCGTGCAATGTTTGCAGATTGCGGTGACTTATTACCGCGAAATGCAAAAGGTGCAAAATGCGACCGCACTTTCGGCAAAGGCGATGACGCAGGATAAAGCGCAGGCTTACGAGTTAGTGGGAATGCTTAAAGCATTCGATTTTACTCAAAAACTCGTAACGGTTACGACTTTAAAGACAATCAATGAAATCAAACAATCTAAGCAATACAAAGGGTTAGAGCTATTAAACAAAGACGGAGAACTCGTAACGGTTACGAGTTTTAAGGATTTTGTACCGCACTTGGTTTAGTGTTGAAAAATTGATGCAGATCTTTTAAACCTTAACACATTAGGGGAAGCATTTCTAGAAACCAGCCAACGCCTAGGCTTAGGCTATCGTGAAATGCGAAAACTTCGCCAACTGCCCGAAGAAGCCCGAGCGGAGATTGTGGAGGCGGATTATTCGGAAGCGACCGACAAGGAAGAGTTGATTGAGAAAATCGAAGATTTAACCGCCAAGCACGCCAAGGAAAAGAAAGCCTGACTAAACAGCTGGAAAGCGTGAAAGCGAATTACGATGCACAGGCGAAAGTGATTGCCAATAAGGATGAACGGTTAAACAAACTGGATAAAGAATTGGCGAAGAAAACCCTGCTGATTGAAACCCAAACCCCGACCAGCGGGCGGAATGTTGCGAGAAGAAGTGGCACAGATTAGCTATAAGGCGGAAGCCATTTTGCGTGGGCAGGTTTACCAAGCCTTTGAAGCCTTAACCGCCCACCAAGAAGAACACGGCATTGACCACCGCCAATTTATGAGCGGTGTGTTGGCGGAGTATCAGTTGATTTATCGGAGCTGAAAGAACGCTTTAACTTAACCGATGAACCGACAGGCGACAACCTGCCTGAATGGGCAAAACCTGAATACGCTGATGAGCCTGCACTTGACCCGAGCTTGGCAGACATTTTAGACGAAGTCAGCGAAGCAGAAATTGTGGAGTAAGGACAATGCAATGGCAATTTTACCGAGTGTGTTATCCCACTGGGCAAACCGTGTGGAGACGGCAAAGTTTGGCGAGACGGAGAAAGAAATTAGTACAGGCTGTGAACAAACAGGGTTAAGCCGAGCCACTTTCTTACGCCAAATTAAACCCTACCGCCCGAAAAGCAACCGTAAAGTGCGGTCGGATAAGGGCGAGAATCAGTTGGGTTTGGAAGAGCTGAAATTGATTAGTTCGGCTTGGCTTTATACCCGACGGAAAAACGGCAAAACGATGATGACGCTGGAGCGTATTTTAACGGTGCTACGAGCCAATAATAAAGTACGTGCTGAATTTGTGGATAAGAAAACAGGCGAAGTTCGTCCTTATTCGATGAGTTCTATTGACCGTGCGCTACGCAACGCCAATTTACACCCCGACCAGTTGTTACGCCCTGCCCTGTGGTGCAGTTGCAAAGCAGACACCCGAACCACGTGTGGCAAATCGACCCGTCTTTGTGCGTACTTATTACTTAAAGGAAACTGGCAAAGGCAATGGGTTGTGCATTATGGAAGAAGGCGAGTTTTACAAAAACAAGCCTGCCAATGTGGCAAAAGTGGAACCGCAACGGGTGTGGCGGTATGTGATTACCGACCATACGTCAGGCGTGATTTATGTGGAATATGTGTACGGTGGCGAAACCGCCGAAAACGTGAGCCAATGTTTATCAACGCCATTCAACCGAAAGCAAGTAAATCTGAGCCATTTTATGGCGTGCCAAAATCTTAATGTTTGACCGAGGTACGGCGAATACTTCACAAATGTTTAGCCACTTATTGCATCAGCTTGGTGTAAAAGTGGAAATTCCGAAAGCACACAATGCTCGAGCTAAAGGACAAGTGGAAAAAGCAATGACATTGTGGAGCGACAATTTGAGAGCGGTTTACGCTTTATGAATGTGTCGGGGCTTGATGAGTTAAATCAACTTGCCCACCAATGGATGCGATATTTCAACGGCAAAATGGTGCATTCTCGCCACGGTCGGACACGTTATCAAATGTGGCAATTTATCCGTCCTGAACAGTTGATTGTGCCACCGAGCCGAGAAATTTGCCAAGAGCTGATGATTACCGCACTTTCTGAGCGTGTGGTAAGCGATAAGCTCGAAATCAGCTTTGAAAGCCGTCGTTATGATGTGCGTGATGTTCCCGACATTCGTGTCGGCGAGAAGATTACGGTAGGTAAAAACCCATATCGCCCTGAATGTGTGCAGGTGCAATGTTTCGAGCGTGTTATTGATGAAGACGGTTCAGAAACACTAAAACCTTACTGGGTGGTGGTTGAGCCTGTTGAAATCAATGAATATGGCTTCCGTGTGGATGCGGCAATGATTGGCGAAGAATATAAGGCTCATAAGAAAACGGAGTTTGAAACCCATAAAGAGCAAGCTGAACAGCTGGCTTATGGTGTAACCAATGAAGACGATTTGAAACGTGCGAAAAAGGCAAATAAACCGTTATTTAACGGTGAAATTAACCCTTATAAGCATATTGAAGAAACAGATTTGAACTGGTTTATGCCGAAGACAGGGCAAGAACACGAGCTTACCACCAACGCAAGACGGGTGGAACAGAAACCTGTGAATTTGGTGGAATGTGCGAAACAGTTGAAAGGGCGGTTCCCTGAATGGAACGGTAAACATTATAAAAACTTGGCAAAACATTTTGCCGAGGGCGTGCCGATAACCACGCTGGAAGATTGGTTGCAGGGCGAAAAATTACCTGAAATTTAAACCCTGAAACGAAAATTTTACAGTTGAATGCCGCTTAATTTGATGAACGGAGGTTCTATGTGTTAAAGCTAAAACAGGTGCTGATTGATAAGGGTGTGAGCCTGCGGCAGTTGGCACAAAAGATGAACGTTTCGCCTGCGACGGTTTCGCAGTTGGTTAATCATAATCAGCGTGTGAAACAGTGGGCGGAATTTGAGAAGTGTTTAAGTGAGTGTTTGCAAGGTTTGGGCATTTCTGAACCGCTTGCAAGCCTGCTTGAAATGGAAGGCACTGGGGAAAGTTTGGCGACCGAGCCAGTGCCTTCCGTCCCTAAAACCACAGATGAAATTAAGGACGAGATTATGTTACTCGCAAAACAGGCTTTATTTCCAGCCACAAAGAAACATTTTTCATTGTTTCGTGATCCGTTTGCGGAAGATATCCGCAGTGCGGACGATGTCTTTGCTACCGCCGATATTCGCTATGTGCGTGAGGCGTTGTTTCAAACCGCTAAACACGGTGGCTTTATGGCGGTGGTGGGCGAAAGCGGTGCAGGAAAATCGACACTACGCCGTGATTTGATTGACCGTATCAATAGTGATAACGCCCCGATTCAAGTGATTGAACCGTATATCATCGCAATGGAAGACAATGACGTGAAAGGCAAAACGCTGAAAGCCGCCCATATTGCCGAAGCGATTATTGCCACCCTTGCACCACTGGAAAGCGTGAAACGCTCGCCTGAAGCTCGTTTCCGTCAGTTGCACCGTGTGTTGAAAGAAAGCGTGAAAAGCGGTTACAGCAATGTGTTGATTATTGAAGAAGCCCATAGCTTACCCATCCCCACGCTGAAGCATTTGAAACGCTTTTTGAGTTGGAAGACGGCTTTAAAAAACTGCTTTCCATTGTGTTGATTGGTCAGCCTGAGTTGAAGTTGAAACTGTCGGAACGCAATACGGAAGTGCGTGAAGTGGTGCAACGTTGCGAAGTGGTGGAATTGGCTCCGCTCGATGCGGAATTGGAGCGTTATGTTCAGCACAACTTGACCGTGTGGGCAAAACGCTGAGCGATATTTTGAAGAAGATGCTTTCTTAGCGGTTCGCCAGCGTTTGACGGCAACCAATACGAGAACCAAAACCACGCAGAGCTTGCTTTACCCTTTGGCGGTGGGCAATTTGCTGACAGCGGCGATGAATATGGCAGAAAGTTTGGGTATTCCGAAAGTGAATGCGGATGTGGTTAATCATGTATAAGGAGTAACAGAAATGGCAAAGAAAGCAGTACGAGTTAAGGCAGACGTTCACGAATTGAACCTGCAAACGGCTGATGATGTGGCGTTGGCGATTAAGGAAATCGGTGATTTGGAGCGTGAGCAGGTGCGACTTTCCACTCTGCAAGCGGACGAAAAAGCGGCGATTGATGAGAAATATACGGCAGAATTGACCGCACTTAAGGATAAAGTGAAGCCTTTGCAAAAGGCGGTGCAGGCGTATTGTGAGAGCCGTCGGGACGAGCTAACAAACGGTGGCAAGCAAAAACGGCATATTTCAACACAGGCGAAGTGCAATGGCGTGCAAAACCGCCAAAAGTGAGTATTGCTAGTGTGGCAAAAGTGATTGAAGCGATTAAAAACACAGGCTTTTGCAATTCTTGCGTGTGAAAGAAGAAATCAATAAGGAAGCGTTGCTTGCCGACCCGAAAACGGCTCGCTCAATTAGTGGCATTTCCATTCGTGAAAATGAAGAAGAATTTGTGATTAAACCGAATGATGAAGAGGTTCGAAAATGACGGATAGAAACGCAATTAAAGCCATGTGGCAGCAGGAATATGATGACGCATCTCTTGCTGCGGCTGAAATGGAACGCAAGGGGATTATTCCGAGCTGCTAATTTATGGGATGCAGCAAAGGAAAAGTCGATGAATTTAACCCAGAAAAACTGGTGTAAACATCGGGCAAATACTGCAAGAACTGGGCTGGCAAAAAGGAGAAAGACAATGATTGATACACTTGAACAATTAAAATGCAAATTCACCAAGCCGTAGTGCAGTTGCAACAAGCGGAAAAAGCCTTAAACAAACAGGAAATGACCCACGCTTCTATTTATGTGGGTAATGCCAAGAGTATTTTGATGAAATTGGGGGCGTTGAGATGAAAAATATCGTGCAAAATTCTATGTTAGTGTTCAACCTACAGAAGATAATTTAGGGATTAAACAGGCGTTGAATCTGCCCGTTTGCCGCCACAGATCACTGAACTCATATCAGATTTTATGGTTAAATCCCCATTCTGATTAGAACAGGTTGGCTTACCATTATTGATAAGTATCCTGATGCGGAAAATGGCTTTGATGTTGTGCTGAGTTTTGATTTTGAAAAAATGAAGACAATGATTGGACGGCTTCTTGTCATGTGGATGACGTTGATAAAGTGGATTGTTTAATCTTGGGAATGACAAAATGATTATTCAAGAAGATCCTATTATTGATGAACTCATTGAAAGGGATTTGGAAGAACTTGATTTGCCCGACCAAATACAACACTTTGACCCTACTTGTTAAACGATAAAACCACCTTCGGGTGGTTTTTCATATATGGAGAACTGAAATGAAAGTGAAATGTAGTGCCTGTGGTGCGGTGCATTCGTTGGACGCACTGGTAGCTAATCAGGCTGCAAGTGATGCGTTGAATGCGGCGTTGTTGGTTAATGGTGAGCTGGGTAAGGCGTTGATTGGTTATTTGGGGTTGTTTCGCCCTGTGAAAACGTCGCTGACGTTTGAGCGTGTGGCAACGCTTTTAAATGAGCTAACGCCAATGATTACCGCCCAAACCATTCAACGTGATGGGCGTGAATTTCCTGCACCGCCTGATGCGTGGATTTATGCGATCAATCAGATGCTGGCAAGTCGCCAAACATTGAAACTGCCGATGAAATCCCACGGCTATTTATTGGAGATTATCGCCAGTTACAAACCTGCCAGCACAGCGGTAATTTTGCATAGTTCTGAGCAAAATAGACCGCTTAGTAGCAAGATGAATGCAGTGAAAGGAGCGTTGGAATGGGGAACGAATGGATAAAGCCGATTTTAGGTAAGGGTTCGCCGTATTGCTGACTTTACGGCTGAAGAATGCCCCGACGGAAGATATGGTTAAGCCTACGCTAGAGACGTGGTTTAAGGTTTTAACTTATAAGAAAATTGGGAACAGGAACTCGACCAAGTGCGGTTTGAACAGGCATTTATGTGGATTTCGCAAAATTGCGATTGGTTCCCTACGCCGAAGGTATTTTTAGATGCGATGCCACGGCGTGAAGTGAAAGAGCTTCCGCCACCACCGCCAAAACAGCAGAGCAAGAAGAAGCTGAAAGGCTAAAGCATTGAGCAATTTACAGAAAATTAAAGCAATGTTAAGGGGATGTTATGCGAAATAAACTGTTGCAGTTAGTGCATATTGGTAAAACACAGTTGGGAATGGATGATGACACTTATCGGAGCCTACTTTCTCAACAATTCTACCAAAATTCTGCAAAAAATATAAGCTATTCAGATTTGTTGAAATTAGTAAATTGTTGCAGGATAAAGGGGCTAAAATTCGGCTGCCGAGAAGTCAATCATCTCTCTCGCCTATTCAACGCAAGCTGTGGGCGGTGTGGAAACAGATGCACGCTGATGGTGTGATTGATGATGGCTCTTCTCGTGGGTTGAATAGCTTTGTGAAGCGGTCTTTAGATGATGATATACCGTGGAATGAGCTAACAAATACACAAGCTACCTTGATTTTGGAAAACTTGAAACAATGGCAAAAACGAGTAGGTAAATAAAATGAGCATCGCCAAATTTGACAATGAAGACTTTCACACTAAAGCCCCTGACTTATTGGCAGATTTGGCGAAACATACGGTAGTTGCTGCCAAAGAATTTGGCATTAATGAAGAGCTTGCAGAAATCTTGGTATGATTGTGGCGATGAAAATTAGCCAGTCTTGGGGCGGTTTGAATGTGTATATGCCGAAAGCCTTAGAGCTGTTCGCCTGTGAACGGGAAAAGCAAATCTATAACGAGTTCAACGGTGTAAACCACGCTTATTTGGCTAAGAAATATAATCTGTCGCTACAATGGATCTACAAATTGTGA